ATAGAAAGCGTTCTCACATTCCTTTAGAATTATCAGAAGAAATATGGCAAGCCGCATTAATAGATAATGGCAATTGCCGCCGAACTTTAGGTGATTTCGTATGAGTCAAGTCGATGAATATGATTTAGGTTATTTTGAAGGAATTAGAGAAATTGCTATGCTATATAATCGGTGTTTAATGCGAATTACTGATGAAACTAATGGTAATATTCAGTTAATGTTAGATAGTGAAGCATTTACATCATTGTTAGCAACCTATCTAGAAGAGGCTAAAGAATTGAGGGATAGAAATGAATCTTAGATGTCGAAAATGTGGATCCAGGTTTTTAGTTAATACCTTTGAAGATGTTAGAATTATTCAGGCACTTAATTGTGAAGATGGCGGCCATGTTTTATCGGAGATGGTATAATGAGTAGAATAATAAAAACAGTTTCTCTTGATGAATCGAGCGATAAGTTAGCCTCAAAGATTCCTAATTTCTCAAAATGGGTTCGCAACCAATTAAAGCTCCAAGACGAATCTTTTCAGAATTCTCATGTTACTTTAGGCGTGTATAGAAAGAAAGGAATTTGTAACCCTAGCGCATCACCCAGATGTAACATTTGCTTTCCACACGGTCGCCCTCAAATAACAGATATTAAAGATTTTAATACTGGCCGTATATCTTCTGAACAACTACAAGAGATTACTAAAAAAAAATGCAATTCTTTAAATCAATCAAAAACATTAGCGATTTCAAAAAAAATAGAATTTGGCAAAGAAGAATCAACCGAAAAAACCATCTCCGAAAGAAAATATCTAAGAAGAACTCTTAGATATATTTGGAGCTTTATTTAGAGGCCACCGAGCAAGGCGTCAATATCATCGGGAATACCGTTGTTATTTTGGTCGTTAGGAATAGTTGGCGGCGGCGGAACATATCCCGGCCAACCGGGATTAACTGGTGGGAAAAATGGATTTTGATTTTGCCCATAATCGGGATTAGTAGGGGGTAATGGAAAGACTGCGGGCGGCCGTGGAAGTGCTAAATTTGGGCTAGGATTCACAAGACCTGGATCCAGGTCTTGAACAATATTTTCATTATTAGTAGGTAAATTTAGTTGATTTGATAATAATAATCTAATTGCTTCAATGGCTCCTTGAACTGGTGTTAATTTCATTGTTGTTCACCTCTAATTTTTTCGATTGCCCAATAGGTTCTCAACATAAATTGAGTAAAGACTGATGTTACTTCTGGGTTATCAATAGCAGCAGTTTGAACCTCAGAATATACACCTTCTAAGCCTTCAACCGCTACTGAGCCGAGGACAGCTCCCGCTAGAGGATTACCAAAAAATAAACCGACAATACCCCCTACTGAGGCTCCTACTATATTTTGAACCTCAAGCCAATCGCTCAAGTCTTGTCCTGTAAGAAATTCTGTAACGCTTCGCCAATCGCTAGGCAATACTCTATCGAGAAATAATCCAATTGCCGCACCTATCAATAAAACAAACGATACATCGGACAAAGCCGAGACGATTGGCGTTGATACATTTTTGAAATTATATGATGTAACTGCATCTGAAAACATTTGACGTTCATACGTTCCGAGAGTTATTCTATGTTCAACAACCTTTTCGGTTGGTTTTCTGGGCATTAATATCCATCCACATCACATTCATATGCCGTAGCTCTATATTCAATCGTTCCATTTAGATTAATAGTAGGTGCGAATCCCAACAATTTAGCGCCCGGAGGAACAATAATTTCAGTATAGAATCCTTTAGTTGCTACACCGGCAAAAGTGATAGGGGTTGCTACGTTAGACCCAGTTAAAGCCGCATTGGCTACACCTACAACAAATATTTGATTCGTTAATAGTGAATAAGACCCATCCGCTAATTGAGAAGCGCCAGAAGCGGGTAATATACATAGTGCTAATTCTGTATTGGCTGTATTTGTTATATTAAACGCTGCTAATTGAATTATCTTTAATGCCTTATTTGGTGGGGCTTGCAATATTGGATAACCAAAGGCCGCATCCGTAGCAGGTGCTTGACTTGTATAATAATTGAACCGACCTAATGATGCCAAACTAACACCTCTTATCAGCGGCTCTCATTATTTCACGCATTCTTTTAATGCCCATTAATTCGGCTTCATATAGGAGCTTAGTCGCTTTCTTAATTGCCATAGCCTCAGCCTTAGAACTAATTTTCATTCTAGCCCTTGCTCTCTTAGAGATAGCCATTTTAATCACGCATCTGTCCTAAATACGACTCTAGTGTTAAGTGCAATCTGAGCCATACAACTTTGATATAGTCCTGTATCAACTGCCGGGTCATTTGGGGTTACTGAACCGATAGGTGTTCCCGATCCGTTCAAAAAGTAAATCGGTGAACTGAAATTAGTTGCATTGTTTCCGCCCATAGAGAAAGCATGAGTAACAACACGACCTTGAAGAGTTTCGCCAATTGATTGTCCGGTTAATACTGATACTAATTCATGTTCGCCGGCTCCGGCAGGTGTTACACTAAAACAATGATATTCACCGTTGGAGCATGCAACAGATAATCCGACTTCTCTATCAGCAACAGCGTTAGCCATCACAATAACTGAATCACCAGACACCAGAGATTTAGGATAAGGTAGGGATCCAGGTAAACCCATTCCCGAAGATAATCCCGAGACAGGTAGAGCTAGTTTGATTTTACCCGCACTTCTAACGTAAGCATAAGTAACGTCATTTTCAGCACTAACGCCCGCCGCCATAACGACAGGATTCGGTAGTGATTGAGTTGCGAAGGTTCCCGCAGGTTGTGCGGATCCGACAAAGTTGACGTCGGTCTGAATTTCGTCCTCTGTGGCCTCTGTGAGGGCTGTATTTGCCAAAGGAACGACCGCCCCGCCTCTCATTGTTAATTGTGCATATGAATCTACGTTTGCCATAAATAATCACCTCTAAAGTTTGATGCCCCTACCGAGCAAAGGAGCCATAAGTGTGCGATTAATGTTATTTATAGGTCGACGTAAAAGTCTACGCCCGATAGAAAATGTTGCCGCCGTTGTTGCAGCACCGACGGCCATAGGAATAATATTATTCTGTAAATTTGTCGCCATTGTAGACGTTGCGACGCCGGGATTTTGAACTATATCAGATAATGAAATAGCTCCGGTGCCAGTATAGCCGGTCATCATGCCCGTGCTATCAAAAGACTCGGCAATATCGCCTTGCCCAGTAATTAAACCAGCAATCCCGGTTCCCGCTATACCTCTTGAAAGGATTTCAGCGTATGTTAATGATTCTAATGCGTTTAATAGTTTGAATGAGGGTCTACGACGGACTCTTTTTCTCTTAGCCATATATCTCCGACCTGGATCCGACTATTAATTCTTTTTAGTGAAAAGTCCTTTTTCGTCTTGTTTAGGTTGAATTAATATCGGTTGTTGATTTTGTGTGGCAATATTTGATATCATATTAGCGATTGCCTGTTGAACTGGCGAAATTGGTTCGCCGTTAGTCGATAATCCCGTCGATTGAATCGCTAGAGCTAATTTATTGTCGATACTTTCCTCTAAATCTTCAACATTTTCCCGGATTTCTCGATTTAATTGAGAAAAAAGCCATAAAATGACAAAAATTTCAAGAAAACTGGCGATTATTGTTATAGTAGAGCCTTCAACCATGCCCCAAAGCGACACGACCCATCCCTAAAAAGGTTACTTTGGCCTTATTCTATTATTATTATTGATTATCATATAATAATATATATATATATACAATATCAGTAATAATTAATGATTGTAATACGACAGGCTGTAATAAATACACTTATAACTTATGTAAAGGTCGGAGATAATATGGAATACGAGGAAAATTGCGAATGTTGCCAAAAAATTGTCAAAATTGTAGGGGGTTATATCGGTTCACTTTCTAATATCTATTGTGAATCGTGCGGGTATGCGTCCGAATATTGTGGGGGGTGTTGGGAATGATAAAAAAATGCTTAGAATTATGGGCGGGCGATTCTACGGGATTGGAAGGTGCTAGAACTCTTTCTCTATCCCATGTTAAAATTACAACAGTAGAAATTAATCCCGAGTTTGAACCCACTATATGCAAGGATATTCTTGACGTTACAGTTGAAGAAATTAGGCATAAAATGAAATTAGCTCCAAATGAAAAACCGTTTTTTATCTGGGCTTCGCCTGATTGTTCGGTATTTTCCGTTGCCGGTTTTGGGCATGGGCATTTCAAGCGAGATAATTTGTTTGATACACCTCAACCTGCGTCTGATAAGGCTAAAGAAATGGTTATCAGGCACAAACATACACTTGATTTAATCATGGCCTTAGACCCGGTCTATTTTGTCATTGAGAACCCTCGAGGATTATTGCGAAAGATGGACTTTATGCAAAATCTACCTAGAGAGACAGTTACATATTGTCAATACGGAGATTTTAGAATGAAGCCAACTGATTTATGGGGTAAATTTCCGGCATCATGGAACCCAAGACCAATGTGCAAGAATGGCGACCCATGCCATGAAGCAAGCCCCCGAGGAGCGATGAGAGGCACTTCTCGCTTAAATCATAGAAAGCGTTCTCACATTCCTTTAGAATTATCAGAAGAAATATGGCAAGCCGCATTAATAGATAATGGCAATTGCCGCCGAACTTTAGGTGATTTCGTATGAGTCAAGTCGATGAATATGA